GTCTCAAATCCCCCCCAAAAGAACCAAGCCCAGGGCCAAATGTAACATACGGCTTCCTCAACTAAGATAAACCAACTATAACTTTCCGGACGCTCCACTGCATCATACCACAAATCGTGATTCTTGTGGTCCATTCTAGGAACTTCTACTATGCCACAGTCTATCCGAGCGCCCTTTACGAACAACTCATCATCTAATGTCATAGGAAAATAATCCAATGTAATGCTTGAAGCCCACTTGTACAACCGGTCATAGTCGGCATCCGAATATCCATAACGCCTCTTAAATTCATCGATTTCCTCCGGGTGGATCTCATCAATGACAGAATCGGTAATCTGCCATTCTTCCCGTTCAACCTTAATCATATTTATCTTCTTTTTAAGGGCATCTTGTACTATACTTCTTAAAAATGTGCCGAATATTGGTATATGTCCTGCTATGGGCAGCATTGACATAGCATTTCCAAAGAGCAGGCCACGAAACTTTCTCTTTGAATGCCTTCCAAAATTAATTCCAAACTTACACAACTGCCGGAAAGGCTTCAATCCCCATTTTGGACCGCGGGACGTCATGTAAAACTTACCAGAGCAAAATTCCAACTCTCTCCAGTTGTTCCTTTCTACCAACTCCATAGTGAGACCTATATTATAATATTGTTTTAAAGGATCATAGGGTAATTCATCTTTAATAACGAACCAATTATCATCACCATTATAGGTCCCCTCAACCAAATGGTGCTTCCAAACAAAATTGGTGGCTAAAATATTCAAAAGAGTATTAAACGTAGAGGTCCACATGTCTCCTGACCTCCTTCCCCAATCACAACGATAAGAAACTCCTTTACTACTCCCCGTGGTAGTGGTCCATTGATCTAGCAAATTAAACAACCATGGAGGATGGTATGGAACGACTTCTTTCAAAAACCATCTCTCTATCTTCAACATTGTTTGAGTTACTGAACCATCCCAATTGGATGCATCACCCTCATACACCCGACCCTTACCAAAACTGAGAAAAGCCCTCTTTCCCAATTCCAGAGCATTCATATTTACAGAATAGACATCCTTGCCCTCAGCGAATGTATGTGCCAACCACTTGTACATTCCATAAAAATACCAGCCTATTAACACCTGCAAAGGCGAACTACGACATTGAATCATGCGCGGCTTGAACTTTGTCCAAACCTTACCAACGTATGCCTCAGCCTTCACAAAAATATTTGCTAGCCAATTCTTTGGATTCTCGGCGCTTCCATCATCTTCCCACTGCAACACTTTGCGCCGCCGTGGAACTAGGTGAGCTAACCACTCTTCTGGCGAATACCAACACCATGCTGACCATTTTATTCTTTTAAGGAAATAAACACAGAACTTGAAGAACGCTTGTTCACTGACCCTATTTAGC